CCAGTTGGACTGGGCGATCTGCCCCCTCATGGTGGGATGATTCTCTCGCAGATTACGAGACAAGGATCACGAGGAAATAAATGATAGGAGAATTAAAAATTGTAGAGGTACACTACGGGAATAAAACTATTTATAGAGTAACCGAAAAAAGAAAGAATGGTGAAATAGCTACCGTAGGAAAGTTTCAGAGCAAAGATAAAGCACAGTATTATATAAATGTGCGACAGCAAAAAGATCAGAGGCATAATCAATGGTAGAACAGGAGACAGAGAGTGTCAAGACGAATCAAGAAGAAAGATCACGAGAACTTATCCGACACCAATATACAGAAAGTGATAGGTCTACTGAGTGGTACTTCCCCAATCTCAAAGAAGGAAGCCTGTGGTATCCTGAATATAGCATACAATACAGCCAGGCTACAGAGAATAATTGATGAGTTTGAAGAAACGAAAGCGTATCGCGAAAAAAGGAAGTCACAAAACAAAGGTAAATCGGCCACCAAAGACGAAGTGGCTGATGCGGTTACTAGATTCTTATCCGGCGATACGATCTCAGAAATCGCAGCGGGGTTGTACAGATCCTCAGGATTTGTCAAAGCCATTATCGAACGTACAGGAGTTCCCCAAAAACAAGAAGGAAAATGTGACTATCTCCCAGACGAGTGCGTTGCAGAAGATTTTGTTGAAGGAGAGATAGTTTGGTCTTCTCGCTATCATGGGCCTGCTATAATTAAACAAGAATTGTCTATAGATTATCAGGCAGAAAAACCTGGGATCAAAGATGTAAACTATGAAAAGAAGTATGGCTGTAAGGCTTTCAATATCTGGGTAATTGAAAAGATAGACGATGACTACAGTGATCGTTGGACTACCGCAACGGGCGGGGGGTTTACCGCAACAGAACTTGCGTATGATTTGGGGAAACTCACTCATTTAGAACAATATGGGGTTGATCTATCACGTATTTAAAAATAGTTCTTGACTTTTATCTTACATTAAACTATAATAGTAGTTGAAATTAGAGGAGACTTTAGAAATGGCATTATTAGCAGGATGGTTCCTATTCTTGACGGTGGCGTTTACCGCCTTCCTTCTCATTGAGAACTTCATGAATGGGTGATCGATTTTATTCACAACAACAGAAAAGAGGAAAGCGCAGAATGGCGTGGGACGACGACAAGAAAGCACAAGCAGTATCTATGTACGAAGATCAAGAGCCGACTCCTGAGACCTCCATGGAGATTGTAAAAGCAATCGCAGAGGAGCTTGAAGAGTCACCAAATGGTGTTCGTATGATTCTTACCAAGGCTGGAGTTTATGTAAAGAAGAGCCCCGCTTCTGGTGGCAGCAAGACTGGCACGAGTGGTGGTAGCGGCGGGGGTCGAGTATCCAAGGCTGCCGCACAAGAGTCACTGATTGCGGCTATTACAGACGCAGGCCAAGAAGTGGATGAGGATGTAATCTCAAAGCTGACAGGCAAAGCAGCTCAATACTTTACTACAGTTATCGGTAACGTAAACTCAAACTAAAAAACTTTAGTTGAGCCACTCTCTTTCGGGAGAGTGGTTTTCTGCTACTTACAGAAACAACCTTAGAGTTCGGCAAAGTAAAAAATTTTACTGACCTGCTACCTAAGGAGTATTTGTGAAAAAAGAGGAATTAGCAGACCTTGTAAATGAGTATGGTGATGCAATAATTACTTATCGAAGTGAGAACTCAGGTAAGTTAAAATATAATGTATGTACCCTGGATTTCTCCACACCATATATTCAAAAGAAAAAGAATAGGGCAAAAGAATCCCCGGAGACTTTATTGTTATTCTGTTGGGATACTGATTCTTATCGCTTACTAAAGCCAGAGAATGTGACCAGTGTTATTGGGCTAGCTTCGGTTTTACAGAACGGGACGCGAAGATGAATCTACATGAAGCCCCGCCCATGTATGAGCGAGTAATTCACTATAATCAAGAACATGAAGTTCAAATCAGATTAAGTGTGAATTCTTTTCGTGGTACAGAATACCTACACCTAAGAAAGTATTACCTTGATTTTGAAGAAGAGTGGAGGCCTTCATCGGATGGAGTTGCCATGCCAATTGATTTCGAAAACTCCAGGGAACTCTTTATAGGACTTACAGAGATTCTGTCGCTCGCCGAGAGTAAGGATATACTTGAAGAGCACTTCTCGGACATTCTTCGAAACCTATACATAAAATAGTTCTTGACTTTTCTGTCATTTTTCAGTATAATATATGTCTGAGTGGGAGAACGTATGAACAATTTTATTGAAAAGTGTGATCTTGCATATTACTCGGGCTACCCGATAATCTCGGACGAGGAGTATGATGCACTCATAGCAAAGTACAATTTACATAGTGTGGGACATACCATTACTGATGGTGTTCCTCATGCTCACAAAATGTACTCTTTGCAGAAATTTTTTGATTTAGATGATGCTCCAAACTACTTGGAAGAAGGTAGCAATGTTATTGTTACTCCCAAGTTGGATGGGGCAGCAGTGTCTTTACTATATGTAAATGGACACTTCGCACTCGGATTAACCAGAGGTGATGGTAATATTGGCCGAGATATTACCGACAAAATGTCTATGCTAGTTCCTGAAGAAATCACCACGTATGGTGAGGTTTTTATTACTGGTGAAGTTATTTGCCCCTCTGATATTCCCAACAGCCGAAATGTTGCCTCGGGGTCGCTCGGATTGAAGAGTATTGCAGAGTTCGCTCTGCGTCCTCTGACATTTGTAGCATATGACGTTCAGTCTTCTGAGATCGACTACTCTCATTATAAGACGGCAATGAGGTTGTTGGCCAATCTAGGCTTTAATGTTGTCACCACATTCGACGCTTCACTTTATCCTACTGATGGAAAAGTGTACCGTGCTGACGATCAGAAAGTCTTTAAGCGATTGGGATATACAGCTCACCATCCTCGCGGCGCTTTTGCTTTTAAAGAGCGAAAAGAGGGTGTACATACAGAATTGCTCGATGTTGTGTGGCAGATTGGTAAGTCGGGTATAGTCAGCCCGGTTGCTATTCTTTCCCCTGTCGAAGTGGATGGTGCTCTTGTGAGCAGGGCAACACTACACAATATCGAGTACATTCGCAGCCTGGAGCTAGAGATAGGCTGCACTGTAGAGGTAATACGTAGTGGCGATATTATTCCGCGAATCGTTCGCAGAGTAGACCTGCCAAAAAATAGTTCTTGACTTTTACCTCACATTTCCGTATAATATATTTTACATTTTTGGAGAACTTTAAATGCTAAGAGAAATCGTACCACCTACGGAGTGTCCGTCTTGTGGTAGTACGCTTGCTGTGGTTAATGATTTGTTGTATTGTCACAGTAGTAACTGTGTAGCACAGAAGCAAAAGAAACTCGAGCATTTTGCAAAGACTCTGAAGATTAAGGGGCTTGGCCCCGCAACTATAGAGAAGCTAAATATATTTGATTTCGATGAAATCTATATATGGAGTCAGGATGATCTTTGCGAAAAGCTGGGCGAGAAGCTCGGTACAAAGCTATACGCTGAGATTCAGAACTCTGCTTCCGCTCCTCTTGATTTGGTATTACCTGCTTTTGGTATCCCACTGATCGGAAAATCGGCAACGAAGAAGCTGTCTGAGACTGTTACGTCAATTACTGAAATAAATGCAGACACTTGTGAGCGTGCCGGATTAGGCCCAAAAGCAACTGAAAATTTGTTAGACTGGCTAGATGCAGAGTTCTATTGCTTCTATGATGGTGTTCTGCCTTTTGATATGAAGTTTTTACGCTCGGTCATTCTGCCCATGCATTTTGATCAGGGTGTAGTCTGCATTAGTGGTAAGCTGAAGAGTTTTAAGACTAAGGCTGATGCAGGCGCCAGGCTAACTACTCTTGGTTATAAAGTGAAAACGAGTCTAACCAAAGATGTAACGATTCTCGTTAATGAAAGCGGTATTGAATCGGCAAAAACTAAACAGGCCAGAGAATCTGGCATTGAAATTGTAACGGATTTAGAATCCTATTTGGAGAAAAAATATGGCACTTCCCAAGTGGACTGATGAGCGCACTGCCGCTCTGACTAACTTTGTGGGTTCCGAGAGCCCCGTATCTCAAGCTACTGTTGCTGAAGCAGCAGAAGAGCTTGAGACTTCTACTCGTTCTATCTCTAGCAAGCTGCGAAAGATGGGCTACGAAGTAGAGCTCGCTTCTTCACGATCTAACCGCGCTTTCAGCGAAGATCAAGAAGCAACTCTTGCAACTTTTGTGCAAGACAACAGCGGTGAGTATACCTATGCTCAAATCGCTGAAAACTTTGAAGGCGGAGCTTTCTCTGCCAAGTCTATCCAAGGCAAGATTTTGTCTATGGAACTGACCGATCATGTCAAGCCTGCTCCTAAGGTTGAGACTGTTCGCACTTACTCTCCCGAAGAGGAAGAGCAGTTTATCGCTATGGTAAACGACGGTGCGTTCGTTGAAGCTATTGCAGAAGCTCTTGATCGCTCTGTAAACTCTGTTCGTGGTAAGGCTCTTAGCCTTCTTCGATCAGGTGAAATTGACGCCATTCCTCGTCAAGAGCACACCAAGGGCGGCGCCAAGGAAGATCCCTTGGCAGACCTCGGTGATGTGTCTGGAATGACCGTTGAAGAGATCGCAGAAGCAATCGGCAAGACTGCTCGCGGTGTCAAGACTATGCTCACTCGTCGTGGCTTGTCAGCTTCTGACTACGACGGTGCAGCTCGAAAAGAGAAGGCCGCTTCCTAAGTAGTCTTTCTTTTCCGCAACCGTGGCGTTTGCTACGGTTGCTTTTTTGTGTTTCGGGGAACAAGTGAATATATCTAGCGCATTAATCAAACAGATTATTATGCTCCAGGATGCTGATACCTGGAGTTACTTGCGTAAGCACTATCTCCCTACTGAGTACCATACCCTCTTTTCTATAATTGACGGGCATTCTCAGAAATTTCACAAAGTTCCCACATTTGAGGATCTTAAGTTTGAAATTCGAGACACAGCTTCACGAGATAAACTTCTCGCCATTGAAGCACTTGATGTTGAAGCAGACCCTTCTATGCTGCTTCAGTATCTCAAGAATGAGTACACTCAGAAAGAGATTTTGTACTCTCTTGAAAAATATATTGACTCCTCCATCTCATTTGAAGATGCTGAGGAGTCAGTATCCCATCTGCATCAGATTGTTCTAGACATAGAAGAAAAAGTAGAGCTAGAACAGCCTCAGGAAAGTATGCAACGTATTTCCCTGTTTCCGCCAGATGAGGAACTGGACAAGTACTTACCCTTGGGTCTTAATACCGCATTTGATGATGAGTTCAAGTTTTCTCCCCGAGACTTGATTCTTGTCGGGGGTCGACGCGGGGCAGGAAAGTCCATTACATGCTGTAACATAGCTAACAATGTATTCGAAAGTGGAAAGTCGGCAATCTATTTTACGATTGAAATGGACAGCCGTGAGATTTTACAAAGATGTTGTGCCATTGCCACAGGTATAGCTCACGATAAACTTCGTAAGCGCACCCTCAGTGTGACTGAGTGGGAAACTGTAGCAGCTTGGTGGGCGAATCGTTTCGTCGATGCAGACGAAAAACTGAGAGAGTATCACGATCATCGTGACTTTGACAGATTGCATTACGAACTTAAGACTAACTGTGAGCTTCTCCCGACTCAACAGTTGGATGTAGTTTATGATGCGTCTCTTACTATCTCAAAGATTCGTGCCGAGTTGGATAAAAAAGTAAAAAGTGCAATGGATGTTGGAGTGGTTATTGTAGATTACATCAACCAAGTAAAGCGTTCCAACCTACCATCCCGCGCAGGACAGTATGACTGGACTGAGCAGATAGAGGTAAGTAAAGCATTGAAGTCTATGGCCCAGGAATATGAAGTTCCAGTCTACAGTCCGTATCAGATTGATGCAACAGGCGAAGCTCGCTTTGCCAAAGGTATTCTTGATGCGGCTGATGCAGCTTTCACGATTGATACGTGGAAGACTGAAGATGCAATTATGTCATTTAATTGTACTAAAATGAGAAGTGGTAAAATGGGAACATTCACTTCTACAATGAACTGGGAAAGTCTAAAGATTGGGCCAGATACAGCTCTCACGCCAGATGAGAGAGAACAAGAAGAACATAAAACTGGCGAAGAAATAAACGACATCTAAAAATATTTCTTGACACTCCTGCTGTTTTTTGGTATAATATATCTTCAAATGGCAGGAGTTTTTTAATGGGTGTGGTATATGGATCGCTGGCTTATGATGTCTCCGGAAGAAAGAAAAAAAGTATGCGCAGAAAAAATGTATCTCGCAAGATTAGGACTGTCCGTCTCGATAACCGACATTATCGACGCGGGAGTACCGAGGAGTATCCCTCGGTTCCCGACACAGTTGGAGTTGCCCCTCGCGTGGAAAGCCCACGTTATACGGGAACCCTCGTCAGAGGAATCGGTACAATGCACAAATCAAATGCGGTACCAATTATAGACGAAGAACAGATGAAAGATATTGCAAGGATGAGAAGATAATGCACGATGCACTTATGGAACATTGGAATACTCGTGATACTTGCCCAAACTGTGGAGAAACTCTTGAGGGGGATGGGTATAGTAATGGTAATCCTGTACGATGCCCTAACGCTTTAGAAGAGGACTGGTGGTATTCTGAGCCTGACAGCGGGCCTTGGTTCTGTAGTATAGATGACGACTATGACGAGCCTACAGAGATGGATGAGTGGGCTTCTTTTGATTCAGACTGTTAATGAACGTAGAAGAACTATTACAGTCTAAAAATATTCCGTTCGTGCCGAAAGGCAAGGACTTTGTAGTATCATGTCTAAATCCTGAGCATGATGACAACAATCCAAGTATGCGGATTGATAATATTACAGGTATATTTCATTGTTTCTCTTGTGGGTTCAAGGGAAACGTTTTTGTGCATTTCGGAGAAAAGGCAAGTTTTCTACACTTACGCAGAGAACTAGTCAAGAAAAAAATTCGTGAGAAGAGAGCTGAAAGTGTGGGCTTGCCTTTTCCCCGAAGTGCATTACCTTACGTTGGTAACTGGAGAAACATCAAACCAGAAACCTATCGTAAGTTCGAAGCATTCCAAGAACATGAAGCATTTGTAGGAAGAATTGTATTCCCTATTAGAGACATATCTGGACGGATAGTTGCTTTTAACGCACGGCATATGACAGGTGGTACACCAAAATATCTAATTAGTCCGCCTGGGGCACGGATGCCTCTCTTTCCTACAAAGATAGATCCTATACAAGCAAGTGTTATTCTTGTAGAGGGAATATATGATATGCTTAATTTACATGACAAGGGACTTACCAATGCGGTTTGTTGTTTTGGTACTCGCAACATCAATGAGGAAAAACTATCAATTCTTCGACTCCAGGGTATCGAGGAAGCCATCGTATTTTTTGATGGTGATGAAGCGGGTCAAACAGCCGCAGCAAAAGTTCAAGAAATGTGTGAGAACGTAGATTTGCTAACACGAAACATTAATGTAGCAGATATAGATCCTGGCGCTCTTACCGAAAATCAAGTGGAGAAGTTAAAAAATAAACTCTATAAAGGAGTATAGTATGACGAGCCCAAAGGTTGCTCTAATAGAAACCAAACCAAGCAGAACTAACTTTAAACAAGAATTTGATGGTGCTTTTGAGTTTGATCAGTTTCAACTCTGTTCAGATCCAAGCATCAAGAAAGTACTCAAGCGAGACTGTGACATTGATATTGATACAGACTTGTATGATTGGGTAATCTTGGTAGGGTCAGATGCACTTAAGTACTTTACCAAAATTAATTCCGTAACAGAATATTCTGGAAAGAAGGTAGAAGAAAAGTTTCTGCCTGTAATCAATCCATCAATGCTTGCTTTCAAACCAGAGGCCCGCAATACTTGGGAATCCTCAAAAGAAAACATCATTGCATATATTCGAGGAGAAATAGAAGAGGTCACTATTGATGATTCTATCGCCTTTGGTATTCAGGA